CCTCGCCATACGAGCCGTCAGCCGTTACCCAGCCAGCATTGTAACTGCCAGCCCAGTTTTCATTTCCCATAGCCATTAGTTCCACTCCTCGCCAATGGCTTTCATTAGGGTATTAGGGCTGACCTTTAGGGTAACACATAGAGCCGACATCATGCCACTAGGGATTTGCCTCTCTAGGTGAAAGTATCTGGATAGGCTAGACTTCTGAAAGCCTGTTGCTATCGCAAACTGGTTAAGTGATTTGTAGCCGAGTTTCTTGTAGCGTGCTACGAACCAAGCCCAAGATGTTTCTACTTGCTTATTAGTTTTAATCATTTGTTTCTCCTATTTTCTTATTATTTAGTATTTGCTTTATTACATCTAGTCCAGCCAACTTGCCAAACTCCTCTACGAACTCTGTTTTTGTGTAGTCCATGCCACCATACTCAACCTCACCGTTATCAGCGTTTAGATAGATAGGTGGGTTCTCGTCAGAATTGCTAAGGGTATCCACCGAGCCGATACCGAAACTATCCACACCCACATAGCCACCCTGAACGATTGCGAATTGGTAGAACAGTTGTGCTGTTAGATACCAAGCGTCACCGAGCCTAGTAGTCTTGCTAAGAACTATGGCTGTGGCTCTGGCGTTATCCTCATACCCATAGTGACCGTAAATCTGTATCGGCTTTGGTAAGCCCTTGCTGATAATGTAGATAGAACTTCTATCGCCCATTTGTATTACCTTTCTTAATTAGTTTATTGCGTTTTGGTTTTGGTGCTGTTGTCCTGTGTAACCAGATTGCTAAGACTATTGTTTCCAGCCCGAACAATCCAAACGGTAACACAACTCCATAGAGGATAGGTTCTATCATAGTGCCTAACCCCTGACTTTGCTACGGTTCATCTGTGCTTTAACCACATCTTTAGCGACCTTTACGAGTTCGCTAGGTTGCTGGATAGTCCTGAACGAGTTAGCCCCATGTGTGTATTCTATGACTTGTTTAGGGTCTGCCATAATTTTTTGGGCGTATTCATGGCTACCAAGCCAGACTACGCTTACATAACAGCCTTGTTTAATTAGTTGCTCAATCTTGCTATCAGCAACAGCAGGTTTATACCACGCACCGTCAGTAAGAATAAATACTAATTTAGTTTTAGCAGTTGTATTATCCATTATTCTTGCTGTTTCGGCTAGGGATTGGCTAGGGTCAGTTCCGCCACCAGCCTCTACGATACGAACATCTGTGGCACTCGCAAGGGTATCTCTGTCAAACAATTCCCTACCGTAATCGCTGAATACAGATACAGATACCTTACCGTTGATTCGTTCTATGGCACGCTTGATTACCCAAGCAGACCGACAAGCAGAACCAATCTCGGAATACATAGAGCCAGACCTGTCAATCAAGATACTAGCCTCAATGTCGTAATCATCATTACCCTCTTGCCAACGGTCAAACAGCGTATCTATCTTATTAATGTCTGCGTTCATGGCACGCTTGACATTTAACTTGCCACTAGGCTTTTCTCTGTTCCAAGCAGGGTCACTTTCTATCCTAAGCAGTTCTAGTTCCTGTGCGAACAAGCGACTAGCAGTAACCTCTGACATCTCTGGCGTAAAGTTGCCAGCCCTAGTTTTCTCTAGGATAGATTTGCTACTACGGTCTTTCTGAATAGCCTTAAGCGTGTCACTAACCTTTTTCTGTAAAGACTTATCAGCCTTAGCACGCTGAACGACCTCTTGTAATTCCCTAATTACTTCCTCGTCTTTGGTATTAAAACCAGCAGTTTCGGAATTAATCTCACCAGTTTCCTCAAACTTACCTTTGCCAGCAGTAAGCCCTTTGCCGAGTTCATCACCGAGAGGGTCTTTACCCTTACCGTTGCCAGCGAGAGCCTCTTGTTCTTTCTCGGTAGTAGGTCTGCCATTTCGCATAGGTTCTCTATGGATACAGCCATTAGGGTTCTGACCTACTGGCTTTGGATTGCCATTGTCGTCTTTAGGTAATAGGGCTATTAGTAAAGTGATTAGGTCTTTGGCTCGGTCATACTGACGAGGGAATACCAGCGTGCGATACTCGGTCAGGATTTCGTAGATAGCCTGTGCTTTATCTACTCCATGCTCGGCTATGAACATCTGGGCAGACATCTTTCGCAACTCAAGCGAGAAGTATTTGCGACCAGCAAGCAAGACGAACTGTTCGCCTAACTTATCTAACTTATTCTCAAGTATGTAATCACCTAATAGGGCTACCATGAAAGGTCTGATACTAGGATACTTAAGCGTTAGGTAATACTCGGCTCGGCAATCCTCTAAGATGTTAAACGCCATAGCCCTAGCAGGTTCTACCAGTTCCTCTGTTGAGTATGACCGAGTGTGTGTCTGAACATTACCGTCACTATCCATGTAGTCATAACTAGTTTGTTTAGTCTTTAGACCTTTCTCAATGACCCACTTGCCTAACGCTGTGCCGATTCTTGGCGTGAATAGCAGGTGACCGAGTTCATGGTAGTTAAGACCTTGTAAAGACAATACTGTATTTTCGTCAAGGTCTTTAATTAGTTTTCCGCTAAATACAATGTCTTTACCGTCATTGTAAGCAGGGGCTACTTCGGTTTCACTTATGGATACCAGAACATTAAGACCAGTAAGAATCCTGTCGGCACGCTGATAAACTGAAACAACGCTATCAAGTGTGTTGTTACGCATTTGGAACACGCTACCAATCATAGACCTCTCGTTGTCAATGTAAAAGTCATACTCGTTTTCCAGTTCTGCCCTCAAGGTATTTCTACGCATGATAACTTCTGCCTCTGTCTTACCAGTTGCTTTTACTTCTTTGGCTACATCTACCTTGCTATTGTAAATGCTGGAATCTGATTCGCCTTGCTCGGCAAGCCACTCCCACCATGTCTTACCGATAGGGGTAGAATCCACGCTAACTCTACTTACTTTAGGCTTAGCCATTAGTTAGCCACCTCGTCTAGTTGTAGTTCTACATCAACAGCGATACCAAACCCAGTAGCGATACCGACCTTAGCGGTGTCAAATACCAACTTGACAGCCTCTCGTTCATCATCAGCAAAACTATTTAGATAAGTAATAACAGCGTAATCAAGGTTCACATTACGAACATTTTTAACGAAAGACTCAAGACCTCTGGTAGAGATAGGCGTGTCAATCTCGCCTCGTTCATGCTGTTCTCGCAACTGATTAGCCACTTCTAATAGGGTTGTGTTACCAATAAGTTTTTTCTCAATAGCCTTGTCATACTCAAAATCCCACTTGTGAGCAAAACGGTCTTTCCACGCTTGATTCATAGGGCGAGAGCCACGATAGTTAGGGTTGTGGTCACCGATTACAACTAGGTCAGGGTGAGCCTTGATTACCTCGCCACCGTTTTCTAGCAACTGGATTTCACGCCTATCGTCTAGCAAACCAAATAGGACTGTTGTGATTCGTTCTGGCATGAAGTCAATTTCGTTGAGCAACAGCACGCCACCATGTCTTACCAAGTCTGTTACAGGACCGTCTTGCCACTTAAACACGCCAGCCTGTTCTGTCGGAATCCACATACCGAATAGGTGACTTGGCTCTAGCCCAATGTTGCTAGAGATGTTGTAGTAACGGTATTCCCTAGAACCTGCCCAAGCGATAACGCACATGGTCTTACCTGACCCAGCGTGACCTCTGATTAGTAGGTTCTGATTGTTAGCCTTGATGATGTCTAGCATTTCGTAATCGGTCTTACCAGACTTATTAACATTTCTACGGTTAAGGTAACGGTTAGCCCATGACTTATCTGGAACGGTTGCCATTTCGGTCTGGACTTGTGGGCGAGGTAAAGAGATTACATTTGTAACAGGCTCGTTAAGTGTGCTGTTGATAGCAACGAACGCCATTTCCAATTCTGGTTCTGGTTCTGTTGCTGTAATAGGCTTGATAACTACTGGGGATTGCCTACGCTTATCCTGAACATAGATAGCCAAGTTATTATCACCTGCGATAAGTCTTGCGGATAGGTCAGTAACCCAAGCCTGATGTGAGATACGCTTGCTCTCGTCATAGTGATACTCACCGTCAAGGTTAGTAAGGCGACTAGATAGGGCTGTTACATTTCCGAACTTGGCGTTAAATACATCTGTGCTGTTGATAGCAACTGCGACAGGCTTATTACTTGCTGGTGTCTGTGGCAAGGTTGTTACATCTGTGACCTTGTTCCATGCCTGACCACGACCACGACCACCAGTAGATAGGCGTTGGAACATCAGGACTTCACTCTCGGTAGGAACAAGTAGGGTCTGTTCTTTACCGTCTGCTACTGCGGTTGATACTAAAAGGGCGATACTCATAAGATTTGATACTTTCTGATTTAGTGAGGTCAGCCTCTCTGACCTCGTTACTACCGAGCCTACACCCAAACGGTGACAAAACCTAGCATTTTGGCATTTGTTATCGGATTGTGACCTTTAATTTTGGTCACCTGCGAGGGTAGCGGAAGCCGATAAAAAATCGGGGCTTTGCTTATTTCTTTGTTTCTACCTCTAAGAGATAGGTATAAGAGAGAGTAACAAGACTTCGTTCAGGTTAGTTGTAGCCCTCTCTCTCACACATAACAGGCTAGTTACTAACCAACCACGAAAATAGCGTCACATCTGGGCGTATCCCTGCTTGCTTGATAGGCTTATTAGGCAGTAGCCTAACGAGAGGGCGTAGTTTATACTACCCTCTCTCTCTCTGTCAATAGGCGTTATCAAATCGTTATAAAGCCGCCTTAGCACACTCCTCTCTCTTTGTCAATAGGCTTTTATAACATTTTGGTAACGATTTGCATAATAGGCTTGTTGCG